GCGTTTAAGATTTAAAGCTATAGGCACTAATACAGCTACTGTAGCTCGTATTTATATTAACAATGGATCTTCAAATACTACAGCCACTAATAATATCTTTTATGGTGAATTAGCATTACCAGGTACTGCTGCTACAAATACTACCTCCACTTTAGATTTAGATTATCCTCTTAACTTTGCTATACCTGCTGGATTTAAAATCTATGTTGGTCTAGGAACTACAGTCGCAGCAGGGTGGATTTGTACTCCTATTGCTGGTGACTATTAATGTTAGATCTATTTCATACTCCTTCTTCTACTCTAACTGATATAAAAACATTCTATGGTGGTACTGCTGCTTTAGGTGTTACTTGGCAAACCTGGTTAAAACCACGTGGTAAAACAATGGCTAATATCTTATTAGTTGGATGTGGGGGTAATGGGGGTAATGGAGTAGTAGGTGCTAACTCAACTGCTGCTGGAGGTGGTGGAGGAGGCTCTGGAGCACAAGCAATGCTTACAATCCCAATTCATAATCTTCCAGATGTTCTCTATCTTTGTTTGCCTGATAAAGGCGTTGGTGGTACTGCTGTATCCTATATAGGTATTGCACCAACTATTAACGTAAATCAGTTAGTATTAACTGCTAAAGGTGGTGGTAATGGGGGTAATGGCTCTGGTGCTACTGCCGGTGGTGCTGGTTCTGCTGGAGTATTAACTGCTATTGGTGATTGCCCATTGGCAGCACTCGGAAACTATAATTTCTTAGTAGGACAAGCAGGGATTATTGGAGGTACTACAGTCTCTGCTGGTACTCTTACTTTACCTACAACTGGCTTGATTGTAACTGGTGGGACTGGTGGAGGTGGTTTACCTGCTGCTGCTGCTACTGGAACTAATGGAGGCTCATTTACTGTTCCTGTTGCTCCTACAATCTTTTATCCACATGCTGGAGGACAAGGAAGTGCAACAGCTACAGTTCCTGCTGATCTCGGACGCTCTGGAAATGAATGTAAAATAAGTGGTCTACTATATTTCTATGGTGGTACAGGTTCTGCATCTACTCATGGTACTGCATTAACTACAGGACTTGTTCAAGGAAAAGGAGGAAATGGTGGTCCTGGATCTGGTGGTGGAGGATCAGGTGGTGCCTTAACTAGCTCTACTGCTGCTACAGGTGGATTAGGTGGTTCAGGTTTTGCAATCATAACCTGTTGGTAATAAAATGTTAGGTTTCTCTGGACTATCCCAGACGCCTATCTCATCTCTACAGGGTGTGGTAGCGTCTACATACACTCTCTCTGTCACCTCTACTTCTTACTCTAAAGTAGATAATAATACCCTCTTTAGATTTAATAAAGCAGTAAAAGTAAATATTGCTACCTATGCCACTACCTATAATGATCTTAGTTATAATTATTATCAGGGCAAGATCTTAAGTATTAGTGGCAACACCTATTCAGTATCTAGTTCTCTAAAGACCTTACAGCAAAAGAGATTAGTATTAGATACTACTAACTACTCTTCTACTTTAAATGATATAGGATATAAATACATACACCGTTTCTCAATAGGAGTATGTAACTTTTCAGTAAGCTCTGAAGTAGTGCTAGAGTTTGGTAGGGTAAAAGTAATAGATCTTGTTAACTATACTCAATCAAATAAAGCTATAAATCTACTTAGTAATAAGAGATTAATACTTGATACTACCCACTTTTCTCAAACTAATAGTACAGCAGTTTTAACTTATATACATGGTTATGCAATACATCCAAGTATAACAACATATTCACTCTCTTCTGGAGTTGATGTAAGGTTTGATAAAAGATTAAGTGATTATAAAACCGATTATTCTTTAACTACCTTTAATACTAATCTTCTTCAAAATAAGAGATTAATATTAGACACTAGTAGTTATACTCTTGGTTTTAATAGTGGTATTTTATACAATCGTCCTATACCTCTTGATAACACTCCCTATCAAGTAAATAGTAGTATAAAACTTTTACAAAACAAAGTACTGGAACTATCTACTTGTAATAGCACTCTAACTACCTATGATGTAAATCTAATAGATAATTATGTATTATCATTAGACCCTCAAGTTTATGATGTTATAAATAGTAATCTTGTATTTATAGAATCAGAGAAATTACTCTTAGCAAGTACAATCTATTCTGTCTCTGGTGAACTATCTTTTTCATATCTTAGAGGTCGGATACTAGAATTAGCTAAAGAAGAATATTCTGTTGATTCTAATATTTCTTTACAATACAAACAAAGATTAGCAACTAGTGTAACACCTTACTCTACTAGTATAAATCTTCAACTACAATGGACTAGAAGTCCGTTATCAGTCTCTACAAGATCTTATTCCTCTTCTTTTAAGAGTGTAGGACTAGTCTTTTTTGATATTATTATATCTCCTGTAGATTTAGACGATATAACAATACTTGTAGTAAATGGTAAACCAACTGTATATTCTTCTATAACAGATATAGAGAGTATAAACTTAGAAGATCAAATAACCATAGCTCACTTAGATAGTTATATAACTCCTTATTTGAGTATAAATACAATAAATAACATAATCTCTCCAGATATTATAATACCTGTAGAAAATATAAACACAATTAATCAATTAATTAAGGAATAAGAATGGCATCATTAAGTAAATTTAATGCATTTGTAGAAGCAATGGCTGAGAAGGTACATAACCTTGGTTCAGATCAGTTAGCAGTTGCTTTAACTAATGTAGCACCCTCAGCGTCAAATGCTGTTCTGGCTGACATTTCTCAAATAACATATACTAACCTTTCCTCTAGGAATATAACTACAATCTCATCTGCACAATCAGGTGGAGTCTATAAGTTAGATTTAACCGACTTAATCTTAACTGCTTCAGGGGCTGTATCTACCTTCAGGTATGTAGTTCTTTACAATTCTACCGCTGCTGCTGGAAACTTGATTGGTTGGGCAGATTATGGTTCAGCAGTTACTATGGCTAACTTAGAAACATTTACCATAGATTTTGATAATATCAATGGTGCTATTACCATCTCCTAATTATGACTATCTTATTTAATGATGATTCATCACAAATAACTTGGCCCATCACTGATTGTCACGATATAAACTCTAAGAAATACTACTCTATTTTATATAGACCAGATAGTGTAGAGCGCAATAAGGATTATATTAAAGATGTAGCAATTGTAATTCCTACTACCCCTAATGGATGCATGTATACCTGTACTGTTAGTGGTATTACAGGTTCTACAGAACCTACATGGCCCACTGGAGATGGAAAGACAGTTGTTGATGGGACAGTAACCTGGAAAGCTCAACCTTACTCTGCTCGATTAGCAGCAGGCGATACATTAACTACTTCCCTTTGGACTGCTGATGTTGGTGTAACTACCTCTTCTCCACTAATCCTAAATAATAATAGGGCAATGGTAAGGGTAGATTCTGTTAATGTTACAACAAAAACCTTCTCGATTAAAAATCACATTACAGTTACTCGTTCTTCTGGAAGAATAGAGGAGTTTGATAAAACTATTAATATAACATTAAAAGTATTATAAAGGATTAATATACCCCAAGGAGTCACTAATGAGAGAAGAGAGAAGTAACATGGCTTTTGTAGAAAGAAGAAATGAGGAATATTTAGAGTATTTAAAGGGTAGAATTGTTACTCCCGATCTTCTAGATGAAATTGCAGATAAGATTGCAGATAAGATAATAGATAGGGTAGAAGAGGATATGACTACTAAAGTAGCAGCTAATTTAAGAACAATGGCTTATGCTGCTGTAGGTCAAACTGTAGTTGAAAAGATTTTTTATTTTATTGGTATAATAACAGTAGCTCTAGCTACCTACCTACACTTTAAAGGTATAATATAATGTTTGGAATAGATGATGCAATTGCAGCAGTAAGTAAACTGGCAGATGATGTTGTAACGCGTATTTGGCCTGATGCTACAGAGATTGAGAAAGCTAAAATAAATCAAGTAGCTGCTGAAATGCAAGCACAAACTAATCTAGTTTTAGAGCAATTAAAGATTAATGAAGTAGAGGCAACCTCCCCTCATTGGTTTGTAGCTGCATGGAGACCAGCAGTAGGTTGGGTAGGTGTTTTAACTTTACTCTATTCTGGAATAGGTATATCCCTAGCAACTTATGTAGGTGCATTTTGGGGCATTCCTCCTCTTCCAATGATTGATCCAACAGTAGCCACGAATATTCTTTATGGTCTATTAGGTATAGGTGGTATGCGTACTGCTGAAAAGATTAAAGATGTAGCCACCAAAAAGATTGGAAAGTAAATGAAAGTTTATTATATTTTAACAACCACACAATATATTGGATGTTTAAATAGGCATAAACTAGAGACGATGTATCGTGGTAAAAAAATATATGACTCAGATATAACAGAGTTTAAAGGTCACTTACTGGGTTCTGAGTGGTTAGGTTAATAATTAATTAAGAGAGAGAAAATGTCAATAAATAAAGTTTTAACAGATAAAGTAGTAATAACAATGTTGGATGCAGCTACAGCTAATAAGACAACAGATGCATTTCCAATACCTGTAGGTACTCATACTCTAGAAGCATTTATTGCTGGTACTGGTACAGTGTCTGCAACTGTGAATGTCTATGGTTGTAATACTAAGAGAACCACAGGTGGTGTATTGTTGGCAACCATGACCCTCTCTGGTACAAACACAGATGGAACAGGTTCAGTTTTAAATTCAAACTGGGGCTTTATGTATGTTGTCCTTTCTGCTATAGCTGGAACAAGTGCAGCAGTTACTGTAACTTTAGGTGTCTAATATGGGAACAATTAGCATAAAGAATGCAGCAAGCCCTAAATCGACTATTATCACTCCTGAATATACTTGGGCCACTAGACCTAGTGCTAGTACTTTTGGGAAGGGTTCGGCCTTTTTTACTGATATTGGTGTAAATGGCTCTATAGGGTATAGTGATGGATCAAGATGGGACATACCTACAAGAAATACCTATTCAGATGGAACTGTAGTATTTGGCGGAAAAACAACTTACGGAACAACTTTCACTACCTCTGGAGCAAGAAAACCTGTTCTAACTGAAACAACTAGTTTAGGTATGCACGTAGTTGGTCCTCTTCATACCGATGCTACTAATGATTATACTCAGTTTGATTTACCAGTACAACCAGTTCCAGGTTTATTTCCTAGATCTTTTTCTATTAAGGTCTATTCACCTGATTGGAGTAAAGTAGATAGAATCATATTCTTATTAGGAACTACTGCATTTGCAAAGTATTTTACTAGAGAGTTTAATCCTCACTATTCCACTAAATTTGCTCCAGGTATGGCAGGAAAGGCTGGTTGGCGTACCTTATCTACTTCCTATGCAGATTGGACCAATACAGGATCTGCTGATTTTACAACAGACCTGTTCTCAGTGATTAGAATAAAACTATTTGGTATTACTGGAGATGTATCTCCCGATGTAACTTTTGGTGAAATGCGAATTAATTGTACAGATGTACCAACAATATCTATGTGTAGTGATGATGGTTATAGCTCTTTTTATACCATCGCAGCACCACTATTGGCAGCAAGAGGTCTTAAAGCGTCCTTTGCTGTAATACCAGATAAGGTTGGCTCTGCTGCAAGATATGTAACATGGGATCAGTTAAGGGCGTGGAATGCTGCTGGAAACAATTGTGTAACGCATGGCTGTAGAAACGATGTAGCCTCATTACAAGTTTATAGTACTATGGCTGAAAGAGTTGCTGATGCTACATGGAGTAGACAGCAAATTATAGATAATGGTTGTGATGTAAATGGATCAACTAACTTCTATGTATTTCCACAAGGTAAGGTAACTGTATCAGATGCTGATTTAACAGATAGAACTATTACTGATGCACTTATAAATGCTGGTTTTACAGGTGGAAGAGGGACTACTCTGCCCTGGACATTTATAAATCGTTATACAAGAACTGATTCACAAAAAATGATTATGTCATGTATTGGGCACACATGGTCATCAGGTGATCAGGCTGGAAACATAACAGCAATAGTAGCCAAAATAGATGATTGTGCAACATACGGTTTCTCTGCAAATTTAGTTTTTCATGAAATTGTAGATCCATCCACTCTTGATATTCATATCTCTACTGCTGATTTTACAACTATAATTAATAGGATTGCATATTGGGTTAATCAGGGCAAACTGTCTAATGTACTTATAAATGAGCAGTTTGATAATTAATAATTAAACATATCCTATATGAGCATAATCACAATACCATACCAATTTACTCCACGTACTTACCAAAAAGAACTGTTGGCTGCCAGAGATTCTGGATTTAAAAGACTAATAGCAATATATCATCGTAGAGCAGGTAAAGATAAAACCCTATTTAATTTAACAGTTAAAGAGTCATTAAAGAGGAAGGGAGTATACTATTATTTCTTTCCTGAATATGCACAGGGTCGAAGGGTAATTTGGGATGGTATGGATGGTTCTGGATTTAAGTTTCTAGATCATATTCCTGATTCACTCATACAATCTAGAAATAGTAATGATATGAAGTTGATACTCACTAATGGTTCTGTTATACAGATCATGGGTACTGACAAATTTGATAAGGTTCGGGGATCGAATCCAGTAGGATGTGTATTCTCTGAGTTTGCTTTCCAGAACCCTAAAGCTTGGAATATTATTCGGCCTATCCTAAGAGAGAATAATGGATGGGCTGCATTTAATAGTTCTACCAACGGTAAGAATCACTTTCATGATCTATACCAAATGGCTCTAAAGAATAAGAATTGGTTTGTACAGAACTATAATATTTTAGACACTCTTGATGAAAATGGAAATCGGTATGTAACTGATGAGATGATTCAGGAAGAAAGAGATGCTGGAATGTCTGAAGAGTTAATTCAACAAGAATATTATAATTCATGGACTGCAAATGCTGATGGTTTCTATTATCTCTCTATCTTAGAGGATATTGATGCCAAAGGACAAATAGGTAAAGTACCACATGATCCAGCAGCACCTGTAGAAACTTACTGGGATATTGGATGTGGAGATGCTACCTCTATCTGGTTTGTACAACCCAAAGGTAAAGCCCTGCATATTATAGATTATTATACCTCTAATAATAAAGGTGTAGATCACTATGCCAAGGTATTACAAGCTAAACCCTATGTCTACAAATCACATAACTTCCCACATGATATAGCAAACATTGAATGGGGTACAGGACGTACACGTATGGAAGTGGCTGAAGAGTTATTTAAAGGAACTAAACTAGAGATAGTTAGAAAACTTAGTAAAGAAGATGGTAGAAATGCTGTTAGAATGATATTACCCAACTGTTACTTCGACAAGGAAAAGTGTGCTATGGGTTTATATGGATTACAGAATTATAGAAAAGAGTGGGACGAGAAGAATAAAGTATTTAAAGATTCTGACGTTCATGATTGGGCGCGTGACCCTGCTGATGCTTTTAGATATTTAGCAGTTGGAATAACAATGCCTAAAACTAGATCATTTAGAAGTGAGTTTATGAAGGCATCAGTCAAGAAAATATCAACTAAAAATTGGAGAGTTGCATAATGGCAGCACAGGGTTCAGATAATACTTCAGGTTATGGATTAGGTGTACTGAAGAGCCAAGAGATTGCTAGAAAGCACTGGAGCCGCTATCAATTAGCTCTACGTAGGGGTCATCAAGAATATCAGAAACAAGCAAGAATCTGTGAGAATTTCTATTTAGGTGGTGGAAGACAGTGGCAAGATGAAGACAAACAGGCTCTAGAAGATGCTGGTCGTCCTGCCCTAGAAGAGAATATAATCTTCTCTACTGTTAATACCGTTATAGGCTACCAGACTCAAAGTAGAATGGATGTTGCCTATAAACCTAGAGAAGAAGATGATCAAGGTATAAGTGATGTTCTCTCTAAAATCACGATGTACATAACAGATCAAAATAAATTTCCTTGGAAGGAGAGTACTGTATTTGCTGATGGACTTATTCAGCAACGTGGATATTTTGATATTAAAATGAATTTTGATGAGAATGTCT